CATCACCGGCACTCTACTGGTAACCGGTGCCATCTCATCAAACGGCAACATCACGGCTTTCAGCACCTCTGACCGTCGGATGAAGGAAGATATCGCTCCGCTGACCGATGTGATGGAGAAGATTGAAACACTGCAGGGCGTCTCTTACACGATGAAGGACACAGGTCGTCAGGAGATCGGTCTCATCGCTCAGGATGTAGAAGAGGTGGTGCCTGAGGTTGTTCGCGTCGGCGGCGACGGCATCTACGGCATCCAGTACGGCAATCTGGTGGCGCTGCTCATTGAGGCTGTCAAGACACAGCAGGAGCAGATCAAATCACTGAGTGATCAGGTGGCCGATCTTACCTGGCGTGTTGATCACCAGGACAAGGATTCCAGCTACTAAGCGTACTTCTTGATCTCGTCAGGGATCGGCTGATCTGACTTCTCAAGGTCCTCGATGGTGTCCTTGAAGATGTCAACGTGGTCAGGGCGCTTGAAGATGAGCTTGATGACCTGCTCAGCCGAGAGGATGTCCTTGGCCTTGACGCCTGGCCCAAACATGAACTCGGCGGCCTTGTCTGGGTCAAGGATGGCATCAGGATCCTTTGAGAACTTCTCCTGACGACCCAGCTTCTTGAGCTCAGCTTCTACCTCGACTGGTGTGCCGGCTCGTAGAGCAACGCGGCCCTTGCCGTCCTTCCGCATCGGTGCGACACGGTAGATACGCTCGAGACCGCGGTCCATCTTGAAGCCACGGCGGACGCGGACGATTTCCTCGCCATCGTCGCCCTTGACAACAACATCCTTGTCCTTCTCAAACATCCGCTTCATGAGGTTGACGAGGAGCAGATTGCGGGTGATGCCCTTGTGTTGACTGTTGAGGGCCGCATGGAAGCCGAAGCGTGCCCACTTCTCAGAGGGCACAAACATCAGGTCAACCTGGACCTTCTTGTCAGCAGCGACCCGGACAGGGAAGGAGTAGGTGCTACCCCCGACCGACTTGGCCTTCTCCAGACCGGTAGCCTTGGTCATGGCGGAGACGAGCTTGTCCTTGTCGTAGCGACCTTCCTCGATGGCGATGTCGATGTCACCGCTGCTGGTGCGGTGTCCAGCCAAGGTGTGACCCGTTGAGCCAAGAAGGTTGTCCTTCAGCCTGTCATAGGCGACACCGGTGTGCTTTTCAACGAAGCGCAGGGCGGTGTCGATGTCCTGCTGGGTGGCTCTCTCGGTGTGGTGCTCGGCGGTGGCGGCACCACCCTCATCGAGGAACTGCTTGAAGGTCAGCTTCATACGAGCTCCCGTGTGTCTAGCTTGAACTTGCTCTTGATCAGGGTGCTGATCTCATCCATCACGTAGTCCTCATAGGACATGCCTGGATGCTTGTGGTCCTCCACGATCTCAGGATCCCACTTATCAAAGACCTGAAGCATGGTTTCATGATCAAGGTCTTCCCAGTTCTTGTTACCCCTAAACCACTCAAGGATTTCCTGCGCTTGCTGCTTGTTTATGTCAAGGACCTTCTGGAAGGCCAATCGGAACTGCAGGTCAGTAAGCTCGCTGTGCTCATTGATTGGAGCGTTCATCAGCTCCAGGTGGTAGCGCTCTCGCATGACCCTAGCGATGACGCTCTTGACAACCAGTGCAAGGTCCAGCTTGATCTTGTAGGGGTCAGACATTCCTGCCTTCTCCTGCTCGGCGATGGCCCAATCCACGATGTGGTCCCAGGCTCCTTCAGGTAGAGAGGCTGGCTTCGGCGCAGTCGCCTGACCAGCCTTCACGGCCCACTCAACCGCTGCTTTCGCTGCCACCTTCGAGAGGTCCATTTCCTTCCGGAAGAAGAGTTCATAGGGCAGCAGTCCCAGCGTCTCGCCCTCCAGGAACTGTCTAAAGGTCAGCAAAGCTGTCTCCCATGTCGTATGGAATGTGGTAGGTCTTCTGCACGGCATCCATCAGCTTGTCCATATCCATCGGACCAACGTGCTCCAGCTCAAAAGCATCCAGCACCCGCTGCACCGCTTCATCCGACATTGACCAAAAATCAGCCTTCTGACCATTGCTGTGGACCCAGTTGGCAAGGATTTCGGCATCCTGCCGTGATATTACCAGGTCCTTTGCAATCTTCAGGGCAAGAGCCAGCCCATCTAGGGATCCCAGATCTTCGAGGAAGCGTTTGAACGTCATCTTCATCCGATATTTACAGCCAACCGGACCACCTAGCAGTCAAACCCATAAATAGAGGACCCGATCAAGTAACTCTCCAGGAGCACCACCCCATGCTTACCGACGGCCTCCGCCTTCTTGAAGGCTCAGACATCATCAACCCGGTCGTCGCCAATGGCACATCCTTCCCGGGCACACCTTCGACTGGTGAACTCTTCTTCCGCAGCGACCTCAGCCTGCTCTACGTCTATGACGGCTCGCAGTGGACCCAGGTCGGTCTGTCATCCAACTCGCTCAACGGTCACCCAGGCTCCTACTACCTTGACAATGCTAACGCCACCGGCGTGCTGGCAATCGCCAACGGCGGCACGGGTTCTACTTCCATCGCCTCCTTCCAGTCGACCTTTGGTCTGACCCCGGGGATGGACATCCAGGTCTATGATGCTGACCTGGCAGCCATCGCCAGCCTTTCTGGCACCTCTGGTCTTCTGAAGAAGATGGCAGCCAACACCTGGGTCCTCGATACTAGCACCTACCTCACCGCCAACCAGACCATTGCTGTCACCGGCGACGTCTCAGGTACCGGCACTACCGCCATCACGACGACCCTGGCTACGGTCAACTCGGCTCCAGGCACCTACGGCTCATCTGCCACCGTTCCTGTCATCACCGTCAACGCCAAGGGTCTGGTGACCTCGGTCTCCACATCTGCCATCACGACCTCCTTTACGGTTTCGGGTGATGTCACCGGCACCATCGACGGCGGCACCGACATCCTGACGCTGGCATCCGTCAACGCCAACGTCGGCTCCTTCGGCTCGACAACGACCATTCCGGTCATTACCGTCAATGCCAAAGGTCTGGTCACCTCGGTCTCTACCGCCACCATCTCAGGCACGGTTGCCTTCACCGGTGACGTCACGGGTTCAGGCAGCACCGGCTCCTCGACGGCGCTAACCCTGGCTACCGTCAACAGCAACGTCGGCTCCTTTGGCTCGGCAACCAACGTCGGTACCTTCACCGTCAATGCCAAGGGACTGGTCACCGCTGCTTCTAGCACCCCGATCTCTGTCACCTCGACTGCAGTTTCTGACTTCACTGAAGCCGTACAGGACGTCGTCGGTCTGGGCTTCATCGTCAACGGCGGTGGCATCACGGCTACCTATGCTGATGCTGCCAACACGCTGACGCTGGGCTCAACGGCTACCTCTGCCAACACACCTTCTGCCATCGTTGCTCGTGATGCGTCTGGCAACTTCTCTGCCACCACCATCACTGCCAACCTGGCAGGTAACGCCACTACCGCCACCAGTGCTACTACGGCGACTACGGCTTCTACTGCCACGCTGGCAGCAACCGCTACTGCCCTGGCAACGGCTCGCACCATCAACGGCGTCGCCTTCGACGGCACCGCCAACATCACCGTGCCTGCCGCTGCGGGTACCCTGACCGGTGCAACGCTGGCATCCAACGTCGTCAACTCATCGCTGACGTCGGTCGGCACGCTGACCAACCTGACAGTCACCAACCCTATCGTTGGCACCCTTGCTGGTACCGCTTCGACAGCCACCACGGCAACCACTGCCACCGCCCTGGCAACGGCTCGCACCATCTCCCTGACCGGTGATGTTACCGCCACGACCGCCGCCTTTGATGGCTCCGCCAACGTCTCAGGTGTTGCCACTCTGGCTACCGTCAACTCCAACGTCGGTACCTTCTCGGCAGTCACCATCAACGCCAAGGGTCTGGCTACAGCAGGTGCTAACCTGGCAGTAACGGGTGATGTCTCTGGTACCACCTCTGGTGCCAGCCTGGCACTGACCCTGGCAACTGTCAATGCCTCTCCAGTTACTGCATCCTTCTCCAAGCTGACAACGAATGGCAAGGGTCTGGTCACCGCCACCACCCCTGTCACGTCGTCTGACCTCACGACAACCCTCGGCTACACACCTGTCAACAAGGCAGGTGACACGATGTTAGGTTTCCTGACGCTGTCAACCGACCCGACCTCCGCGCTGCACGCTGCTACCAAGCAGTACGTTGACAACGTCGCCACTGGCGTGCTGGTTCACACCGCGTGCCACACCGCCACCACGGCGGCTCTGACCGCGACCTACAGCAACGGTACCTCTGGTGTTGGCGCTACTCTGACGGCTACCGCCAATGGCGCCCTTGGTACCGTCGGCGGCTATGCCTCACTGGCTACCGGCAACCGGGTTCTTGTCAAGGACCAGGCGTCTGGCATTCAGAACGGTATCTACGTCGTCACCAACCTGGGTTCTGCTGGCGCCGCTTGGGTGCTGACACGGGCTTCTGACTTTGACGGCACACCAACCACTGAGATCGAGGCGGGTGACCTGACCTACGTCGTCAACGGCACGCTGGCTGGTACCCAATGGGTGCAGACCTCTATCGGTACGGGCACGGGCACCTCGCCCGTTACCGGTCTTGCCTACAACTACGTCCAGCCTGGTACCGACGCCGTTTCCTTCACCCAGTTCTCGGGTGCTGGTGCCTACACCGGCGGCTCCGGCATCTCCATCGCCAGCAACGTCATCAGCAACACCGGCGTTCTGTCGGTCACTGGTACCGCCAACCAGATCACGGCTTCGGCTTCTACCGGTGCTGTCACCCTGTCGCTGCCCTCAACGATTACCGTCAACGTCACGGGTACTGCCTCTGGCAACCTGCCGCTGACCGGTGGTACAGTCACGGGTGCCCTGTCTGTCAGCCCGGCTTCTGGCGATGCCAACTTCACCGTCAACACCGCCACCTCTGGCAACTTTGCTCTCATCAGTCTCAAGACGGGCAACCTGAACCGTTGGGTCATCGCCAAGGACAACACCGCTGAATCTGGTTCAAGCGCTGGCTCTAACCTTGCCATCAACCGCTACGATGACACAGGCACTTTCCTCAGTGTTCCACTTACCATCAACCGCGCAACTGGCATTACCACTATTGCCTCGCTGGCAAGCTCCTCGCTAGCAGTCACAGGTACCACCACTCAGACGGGTACCATCAACCTGGCGGGTACTACATCACCGCTGCAGGTGCAAGGATCTGCTGGCACTTCCGGTCAGGTGCTGACTTCCGCTGGTGCCGGCGCTACACCTACCTGGACAACGGTTACCGCTGGGTCTGCAGCCGCAGGCACGCTGACGGGCACGACACTGGCTTCCAACGTCGTTGCTTCATCGCTGACGTCCGTCGGTACGCTGACCTCACTTACGGTTACCGGCGTCCTCAACACCGGTGACAACATCAGCAGCACCAAGGCAGGTGCCATTGACATCAGCCACGCCGTCAACGTCACCAGCGTCGCCTCGGTAGCGATGGGCTTCAACAACACCGCTTCAACCAATGCCTACGGCGCTCCACCGCAGATGGCATACTTCGGTACGGCACAAGGCTTCCCGCTCGTCTTCACGACCAGCGCCGGCGAGCGGCTGCGTCTCTCTACAGCCGGTGCTACCGTCACCGGCTCGCTCTCTACCTCAGGTGGCGCCCTCTTCTCCAATGGCACCTCGCTCTCGACCTCCTCAATCACCACCATCCAGATCGCCGGCGGTACCAGTGAACTGAACGGTATCGTCTATGTACAGGCGGTCGGTTCCAACATCGTCCACCGGATGGCGATCTCGGTAACGGCGCAGCAGTTTGGCTACGCTACCGTCAACATCATCTCTGAGAACGCCTACCTCAACACGCTGGTTCTCAGCAATCCGCGCATCGTCACCAACGTTGCCGGTTCTACGACCTACCTGGTCATCGATGTCCTGACGGCATCGGCGCTGACCATCGGCATCGGCGGCTTCCTCTACTCGGGTCTCCTGACGGCTTCATTGACCCCAGGAGGTTCTACCGCCGTCACCAACTACTTCAGCCGTCTTGACAGCCAAGGCAACCTGGTTCTTGGTGGTCAGACCGCAGGTGCCAAGTTGGATGTTCGTGGCAACGCTTCCATCAGCAGCTCTACCGCTAGCAACCCAATCCTCAGCATCAACAAGACCGACAGCGGCACCGCCAACCAGTCCGGTGGCGCCCTCTATCTCATCAACAGTCACGCTGCCAATACCGCCCGCACCGGCAGCACACTTGCCGGTCAGATCGTCTGGCAGTTCTCGCAGCCTACCTCGGGCTCCCCACAGAATGCCGCCGCCATTTCTGTCTACTCTGATGGTCCACAGGCGGGCCTGAAGACGCCGTCGTACATGACGTTCTTGACGACTGACACCACCGACGGTGGCGCCACGCTTGAGCGCATGCGCATCGACAGCGCTGGCAACACCAGCATGTCGACAGCGGGTGCTCGACTGGTTGTTGGTAGCCTTGCTTCAACCGGCACCGGCGTCATCGTTGCTTACAAGACCTCAGCCGATGTGTCGATCGAGGCTTCCTCCAACACGGTATCGACCGCCTTTGGTACTAACAGCAGCGCATCTTCTAATGCATGGGGTGCACCAGCCAGCACCTCCTTCATTGGTAACCAATCAGCATATCCGCTTGTCTTCACGACGGTTGGTGCCGAGCGGATGCGGATTGACACAAGCGGCAACGTTGGCATTGGTGGAACACCTACCTACAAGCTGGATGTCATCTCCAGTGCCGCCGTTACAGCCCGAGTGACTACGTCTTCCACCGCTCAAGCCAACTTCATCGTTCAGAACTCGACTGCTGATATCCAAATCGGCGCGGACACTACGGGTTCATTCGTGTACACGACGGCAGCTGTGCCGATGAGGTTCATTACCAGTGCAACGGAGCGCATGCGTATCGACAGCTCTGGCAAGGTCCTGATTGGCACCACCACCAACACGCTACAGCTGAACGTACTCAATGGCATCCGGACGCAGGCGCAGGCGGGTGTTGGCTACCGTGCTGACTTCTATGTCAACTCGACCTCCGCCTTTATCAATGCCTACAACGACACGCTGGTTGCCTATCAGCCGCTGCAGGTAACTGCCAGCAACTACAACTTCTCGGCTGGTACCGCAGGCGGTACCAATGCGATGACTATCAGCACCGCTGGTAACATTGGCATCAACACTGCAACCACGACCGAGAAGCTCAACGTTGCCGGTGGCATCTCCATTCCGGGTCCTTCATCGATTGCTTCGGCAACCGGTCCTGCCTTCAAGATGGACAGCTACGTCTCTGGCACCGCTCGTATGCTCTCCTTTGGCTCGGCGACAACGACACCAGGTACCTACGAGTTCTACCAGGCATCGTCTGACAACAGCGTCTTCCGCAATGCATTGACCATTGCCAGCGATGGTTCAACCAACATCACGGGCACCTTGTTTGTCAAGTCGACGACTGCCAGCACCGGCTACGTGACCGCTCATAACGGTACCTCCACTAACGCAGGCTACTTTGAGTTCTACGCTGGCAACGGCAACCGCCAGGGCTACATTGGCAACTCTTCAACTACCGGCACGACCGATACCGGCTCCCTCAACTACGTTGCAGGTGCTCACGCCTTCACAGGTTCGATGTCCATCTCCGGTGCCATCACCTCGGTCGGTAGCATCACCTCTACAGGAACCATCAGCGGCACGCATAGCGGCAGCGGCGCTGCACTGACCAGCCTGAACGCCAGCAACATCACCAGCGGCACGCTGCCTAACAGCACGGTCAACGGTGGCACCTACACGATGAACATCACGGGTAGTGCTGGCAGTGCAACTGCGGCGTCGTCCGCAAACGTGCTGCGTCAGACAGATGCTACCACATACCTGACGCCAGTAGATCCTCGTGGTTCTTCAGGCTCGCGCACGGTCAGCCTGGCACCAAATACCTACTCGTATGGTCTCTTCAGTGAGTTCAAGAGCGCCTCGCTGTTTGGTACCGCAGGTTCCTACTCCGGTCTCATCACCTACGCCAACTGGCTTGGCACGACGGCATCTACCGGTGACCCGTCCTACCAGCTGCTCTTCTCGCCGGCGGCTGCCAACAGCACCGCTGCGCCGACGCTGCAGATCCGGGCAGGTATCGACACCACCTGGGGCTCCTTCAGCAACATCCTGCACTCCAGCAACTACAACTCGTATGCTCCGACGCTGAGCGGCACCGGCGCTTCGGGTACCTGGGGCATCAGCATCTCGGGCTCGGCAGCTCAGGTGGGTGGCTTTGTTCCAAGCCAGGCAAACACGGCAAGCACCGCCGCAGTTCGCGATAGCAACGGTGACATCTTTGCTCGGTACTTCAACCAGTCATCTAGCAACAGCGAGAACCCGACTATCAGCCAGGTAATGGTCACCAACGGCAGTGACAACTACCTACGTAAGGCATCGGTTGCGGCATTGACGACGGCGCTGACTGGCACGGCATCTATCAGCATTACCGGTCTGGCAGCAAGCGAGACGTTTGCCACCGTTACCGGTCGTGGCACATCGACGACATCGCAGATCACCGTTGGCACCACCGCCGGTGGCTCGATGATCACCGCCTACAAGATCGGTGCATCATACGCTGACGGCACCGGCGCTTACCTTGCCAAGATCGACAACCCAACCGGCTCCAGCAACTGGTACTTCCAGGGCACTACCAACGCCGTCACCAACTTCCAGGTACGTGCTGACGGTCAGATCATTTCTCGTGATAGGATCGTTGCTTCCTTCAACCAGGCAGCATCAGGCTCGGGTCAAGCCGGTGACCTCATCACCCGTCGTTCAGCATCCACTGGTACGGTGTACTTTGGTGACAACACGTCAGCGTATCTCTACTTTGACGGTACCAACTTCAACTTTGGTACTGGTCAGGTCAATGGCAACTTCACTGGTACCCTGACTGGCAGCATCACGGGTAATGCCGCAACCGTCACGTCGAATGCTGCTCGCACCGACACCACGGCATATCCGGTTGTCTGGAACACCACGGGTGGTACGTCTGCAAACTTCTCTTGCAATGCAGTTACCATCCAGTCCAGCACCGGTACCCTCAGCGCTACCACCTTCAGCGGCTCGGGCTCTGGTCTTACCGGCACCGCCGGCTCCCTGACGGCAGGTAATGCTTCCAGCATCTCCAGCGCCGTCGGTGGTTCTTACACCTGGTCAGGCATTCAGTACCTCAACTCCTTCGGCACCGTTGGCAACAACGCCAACAGCGGCTACCTGAACGTCTACAACAGCGCCGGCACCGGTAGCGCCGTGATGGGCTTCCACCGTTCAGGCGTCTATGCCATTAACATGGGCATGGATACAGACAACGTCTTCCGTATCGGCGGATGGTCTGATGGTCTCAACACCTACCGGATGGAGCTGACCACTGCAGGTGCTGTTACCTTCCGAGGTGACGTTACCGCCTTCTCTGATGCACGCATCAAGGACAACGTCGAGACCATCCCTGATGCGCTGGCAAAGGTGGAAGCCATCCGTGGTGTCACCTTTACCCGCACCGACACCGAGGATACCAAGAAGCGTCACGCCGGTGTCATCGCTCAAGAGGTTGAGGAGGTTCTGCCAGAAGTCGTCAGCACCAACACAGAAGGTATGAAGACGGTCGCCTATGGCAACATGGTCGGTCTGCTCATCGAAGCCGTCAAGGAACTCTCTGCCCAGAACAAGGTGCTGATGGCTCGTCTGGAAGCGCTGGAAGGCAAATAACCGCTAAGAGCACTCGATGACGACGCCGACCACCAGCCTCAAGCTGACTGATATCCAGACAGAGTTCGGTGGGGTAGTACCCACCTCTCTGTCTGAGTACTATCGGGGCGGTACCTACGTGCCATCAGGCACTACTACCTCCGCTACTGATGGCACGGCTATCACCCCAACCGGTGGCACTACCATTCGAATGGGCATGTTCCGGGGCGTCTCAAAGGCTACCACTGTCAACTTGACTATTGCAGCTAACACCGCCAACTACAACATCTTCACCGCCGCAGGCAGCCCATCAGGCGTCGCCAACGTCACGGTCACGGTCAACTCCGGCGTCGTCGTTTATGGGTCAGGTTTCAATACCACGACGCTTTCGTACTATACTGCAATGGATACGGGAACAGGTTGGGCTAGTGGCTCAACCATCACCCTCATCAACAACGGCACCATCTCTGGACAACCAGGATTTGGTGCGGGCGGCGTGTCTGCGGTATCAGCAGGAAACCCAGGAGGCACAGGCTATATCGGTCTAGCTGCACAAACCCCGATTACCATCACCAACAACGGCATCATTGCTGGTGGTGGTGGTGGTGGTGGTTCTGGTGGTGGTAGAGGCGGTGGTAGCAACGGCAGCAGCGGTGATGGTGGTGATGGTGGTGGCGGCAATACCACTACTGGAGCAGGATCGCAGGGTCTCACAAATGCCACCGGCGCCGGGGCTGGCGGTAATGCTCTCGGAAGCACTCTCAGATATGGTAACGATGGTGGCAGCGGTAGCACCACTGGTGGAGGTGGTGGTGGTGGCGGTGGATATTGGGGTCACCCCGGTGGTATCGGTGGAACTGCATCTACCAGCGCCGGCGGTTCTAGCGGTAAAGCCGGAGCTGCATACACCGGTAGCTCTAACATTACCTGGGCAGTAACGGGCACGCGCCTCGGCACGGCTGACAACGGCAACTACCTGGTAAATCTGGGCGGCAACGTCAACGACACTCTGGTCAGCACCTCATCAGCGTCACAATCGCAGGCACAGATTTCAATCTTGACAGATGGTACGGTGTTCTACCAAACAGGTTCTCACACCGGCGCGACTATCACTGCCAAGACCTGGTGCTGGTATGCCCAGAAGAACTTCACCATCGGCAACTCACATTGGGTGCGGGCTACCCTTCAGTCTGGTACCACACCAACATCAAACCCAGGTATGGGTACCTGGCTACAGATCTCGTCAACCTTGTTGTGGCAAAACCTTCGTCCTCAAACATCCGGCGTCGGTAATACCACCAGCACGATACTGTTCGAGTTTTCTACTAGTGCCACGGGTTCCCCAGTAGTTAACTCTGGCACCGTCGTGCTCAACGCAATCCGTACCTAACCTGCCAGCAATGGAGCAAGTTCAATGACCGTCCCAATCACAGCTCTCAAGCTATCAGATATTCAAACCGAGTTTACGGGTGGTGTAAATCCCATCTCGCTATCAGAGTATTATCGTGGTGGTGCCACCGGTTATGTGCCATCAACCACGGCAACCTCTGCTACCGATGGAACGCCGATCTCAACGAGCAGCACCATTCGGATGGGCATGTTTCGCGGTACCTCAAAGACCTTCACCTTTACGGCAACCATCTCCAGCAATACGGCAAACTACAACCTGCGTACCGCCGCGATAGCGGCGGGCTGGAACGGCACCTCGGCGCTCAACGCTACAGTCACCGTCAACAGCGGCATCTACCTCTATGGGACAACTACCGCGGGCTACGGCTTTGATACCGGCTCCATTCCAACTGGCTCAACGCTGACGCTGGTCAACAACGGTCTCATCGTTGGTGCAGGCGGTGCAGGCGGTGCTGGAGCTCAGGTACCCAACATCGTCGCTAACTCCTTCGTTGCCGCTGTTGCCGGCTCTGCAGGCGGCGCTGGCCTACGAGCTCAGTTTGCCATCAGCATCACCAACAATGGCACCGTAGCCGGTGGCGGTGGCGGTGGCGGTGGCGGTGGCGCAGAGAAGCGGTCTTACACCTACAGCTCAGGCACTGGCAAGACGATCAGCACCGATTACTACACGGCACCTGGCGGTGGCGGTGGCGGTGGTCGCGGTGGTATCGGCGTCTCAACGGGCGGTGCTGGATCTACAGGTGCGGGCGGCACGACCGGCCAGAATCTCGCAGCCGGTACGGGTACGACTGGAACTCTGGCAGCTGTGGGTGCCGGTGGCTTTGCCAGTAACGCAACCGGCATCTGTGCAGGCGGTGCGGGTGGCACGGGTGGAGCCCTTGGCTCCGGTGGTGCAACGGGTGGCGCACCAGCTACCTCATCAGCTGCTTTCTACAACCTTGGCTTTGTCAACGGCGCTGCTGGCGGCGCTGCTGGAGCAGCAACCTCTGGCAACTCCAACATCACATGGGTGGTCACTGGCACCCGTCTTGGCACACTTGGCTAATCAACATACCTGAGAAACATCATGGCATACGACTATACATGGAAGATTGAGAGCATTGACGAAGATCAGGCAACAATGGTTGTTGCTTACACTCATGAGGGACAGGCGCTGTCGCTCAACCTGCATCAGCCGCCCGCTAGGAAGGACCTTGCGGAGTGGGTCAACCTTCATGCACCGACATCTACCTGGCTTCGCGCTAAGACACCAGCCACAAGAACTATTACCGTCGGTGAAACGGGTAGCGGTACGTTTGCCATGGTAGATGCAGAACCAGAGCACGTGTTTCCAACTGAGGGCTCCAACATTGCCGGTGACATGAACGAGGAATACCTCAGAGCAATCGTCTATCAGGTCCTCGAGGAGATCAAAGAAAGTAGCGTATGATCTACGAGACCCTTCACGATGCTGAAGGGCGGGATAGAACCCGTCTCAAGCGTGCCTTTGGCTGGGTCATTACCTTTCGAGACTTTCCTGCTGGCTCGTGGCAGACTGTCAAAGGCGATACGATGATGACGGAGGCGGTCACCTACTTCACCAAGGGTAGAGCCGAGTTTTATCTTGACGGTGATCGTCATCCAGACCGAGTGCCAGGCATCCTATCATGCGATCACGATCCTATCGGGCTCAAAGGTACCTTTACTATCAGATACCTTGAGCCAACAACAAGGCTCTGCATTCCTGGAACTGAAGGCATGAACTCACACCGCATTCCAAAGGTCACCCAGTTTGACCTCAAGGAAGGTGAGACCATGGAGCTACCGTCCGTATTCAGAGGACTGGTATGTCTTGGTCAGGTCAAGGTGGGAGAGAAGCTCTTCGACGAAGAGCAGTGTTTCAGCGTCGATAGACCAGGAGTGGTACTTACCGCCATGTCGCTTCGAGTTCTCCTATTGGACTTTGCACAAAGCACCCGACCGAAATGAAGCTCTCGCGCATTTTCACCCACCAACTGGTGCTAACACCGATCATGTCGTATGTCGGCTTGGTGGCAATGGCATATGCGGGTTACTCCATCAGCGTCGGCGCCATCAGCGCTTGGTGGTTGGTACTAGCCGCCGTAAACTCGTTCTTGGTGTTGATGGGTGTCACTGTTGGCATGCATCGCCTCTTCTGCCATCGCGCCTTCAGGGTGCCAAGATATTGGCACCTTATTCTTGCCTATCTTGGCACGATCGGTGTCTATGGATCAACGGTGCAATGGGCGGCGATGCATGCCTCACACCATCGCTACTACGACACCGAGAAAGACCCACACTACTCAGGTTTGTGGTACCTGCTGTGGAAGAGAAACAACCCAACGATCTTTGATCGACGTGTTCTGATACGTCTTTATCGTGACCCGCTGCATAGATTTATGCATCGATACTACACGCTGGTCGTGCTTGCAACGGCGCTGCTCTTCTGGCTGATATCGCCAATGGCGCTGATCTTTGGGTACCTAATACCGGTCGGTTGGCTGCACCTGGCAAGCTCCTTTCACCATGTCTTTGCGCATGGTAAGAAGGGACCTCGAGATCTACCGCTGATGGAGCTGCTGATGTTCACCGGCGGCGAGTGGTTTCACGGACATCATCACGATCGTCCCAAGGATCCACGCTTTGGATCCTTCGACGGCGGCTACCTCTTCATCCGCCTGATCCAAGCTCTTTCACGCTGGCATTGAGATCTTCGATCTTGTGCTTGATGAAGGAGAACTGGTCAGCCAGGTTGTCGCCCAGCTCAACAGCCTCTCGCTGCATCCAGACCAGGAACTCTTCTGGGCTCAGCTTCATCCGGGCTACGTCGATCTTGCACTGCATGGCATAGGCGGCGTGTCTGCGATCTTCTGGCAGGCTCTTGATGTAGTCACTGATGAGTGCGTTGCGCGCCCACTCAAAGCGCTCTGGATCGTGACGGAGCCAGAAGAGGTGTTCAACTGATGGTAGTGTCATAGCGGCTCAGCAATCAAGTTCGACTGGATGTCCCCAAAGGAAGTCAACCATATCAGTGACAGAGTTGGCGTCCTCGACCTCGATCTCACGACCCATGAAGGATTCGTACTTCAGTTTCAAGATGCGGTCGCCTTCAAGGTCGGCACCAACAACGCGGATCTGCGGCACGAAGTTAATGCGCTCTCTGCTCCGAGCCAAGGCGACGCGGATGTTCTTGTAGCCGATCTCATCATGGATCTCAGAGACGATGGCTGAGGCATCACCGTCGTCAACTTCCATCTTGATACTGAAGAGGCGCAGGTCGCGCATGACCTTCGGGGAGAGGTACTGCTGGATGAAGCTGTCATCGCGGTGCTCGAAGGCAGCTTCCTTGACGGCATCCTGCCACTTGCGCCCGATGAGCTGGGGGAACCACTCGCGATCCTCATCGGTCGGTGCCTCGCAGATGCGCTTGACATCCATCAGGATGGCGAAGCCGATGGCGTACGGGTTGAAGCCGCTGTAGTGGCGCGAACCATAGGTCGGTTGGTAGATGACGCCGGCATGGTGATCGAGGAACGCCATGTAGGCGTCGGGAGAGAGGATGCCCTTCTCTTCCAGCCGTGTCATGATATAGTAGTGGCAGAAGGAGGCGTAGCCCTCGTTGAGGTACTGTGTCTGCGACTGCGGGTAGAAGTACTGGTTGATCTTGTAGACGATGCGGATAATCTCCCGCTTCCACGGTTCCAGCGCCGGCGACTTCTTCATGATGAAGTAGAGCAGGTTCTCTTCTTCTTCCATGTGCTCGTCTTCTTCGATGAAGTCGGCTGCTGGCATCATGCTCGTCTTCTTCATGATGATGTCGAGCTCGCGCTGCCGGCGCTCTTCCTGCTCAAGAAGCTTCTTCAGACGGGTCTCTTCGGTCATGCGAGGCTTGTGCTTTCGCTTGAACTTGTCGACGCCATGCGGTGCCAGGGCGTGTGCCGCGTCGAGGACGGCTTCCACCTCCTGCGGGCCGTAGCGGTGCTCGCAGGTGCGAATGTAGTCGCGGGCAAAGATCATGTAGTCGATGATCGAGCCAGCGTTGGTCCACTGCTTGAAGGTCTCGTTGTTCTTGAAGACGGCGTTGTGGCCAATGGCTGCGTGGGCGATGACCATCGTCTGCGCCAGCATGCTGTTCTCCTCCATGAGGTAGGAGATGCATGGGTCGCTGTTGATGACGATCTCGTAGGCCAGGCCCATGCGGCCGCCGTTATAGGCCTTCTCGTTCTTCAGGAACTCCTTGCCGTAGGACCAGTGACTGTAGTGCACCGGCATGCCGATGGAGGCGTAGGCATCCAGCATCTGCTCGGAACCGATGATCTCGATCTGGTTCGGATAGAGCAGCCCTTCCAGCTCCAGCTCCTCGTGGGCGATCTTCTCGATTTCACGGTAGGCCTGCTCGATGAGGGCAGGGGTCCAGTCGGTGCGAGAGGTGATGTACAGGTCGCTCATTTGAAGAACTCCGGGATGTAGCAGAGGAAGGCGATTACCGCGCCAAGACACGCCATGCCCGCCAAGAGCATGACTGATACACCGATAACGGCACCTGTTTCTTTGGTGATGTTCATGCCTTGACCTTGGCCTTTGAGTAGATTGACCGGAAGGCACTGAAGACAGCGCTGTCGTCGGCGATCTTGACGGTGTGCAGCTTCGGGTTGCCCTTGGCGATCGACTGCATTATGTTCCACAGCGAGACGCTGGTACCGTAGGAGAAGCCACCACCGGCGGTGTGACCGACCTGGACATAGACGGCATGCCTCAGCTTGCCCAGCAGTCCCTTCTCCTCCAGCTCGGAGATGACCTCGGGATTGTCGGAGTCCCAGTTGTCACCGTCACCGGCATAGGAGAGGTAGATATTGGTCTGGTTGGTGTCGTAGCGGGCCTTGATGATCTGGTGGGCCAGAGCAAAGGCGGGAGAGACGACGGTGCCACCACTCTTGCGAGTCGTAAAGAACTCCTCCTCGTCGACCTCTTCGGCGCTGTCGGTATGGGGGATGAAGACGAGGTCGGTGTTCGGGTACTTCTTGGCGATGAAGGCGTACTGCAGCGAGAAGAACTTGCGGGCGGCCCGCTTCTTGTCCTCGTCCATCGAGCCGCTGATGTCCATCAGCATGAAGAGGACAGCGTCGGCCGACTTTACCTGCACTCGCTCACTCTTGCGGTAGCGTAGGTCCAACCGCTCAAAGAAGGGCGTGGCAGCAATCTTGGCCTTCAGCTCCTCGATACGGGCAGCAACTACCACCCAACGGGTGTTGGCAGCACTATCAAGGGGATTGCCTGCCAGCCGCTCATCGAGCAGCGCCAGCTCCTCTTCCAGCTCTTCCAGCTCAGACCTTGAATCCGCGGTCAAGGCGTGGCGGCGGCCGATGGAGTTGCGGTACGAGCGAACGACTGAGAGCTGAGCGGCGCTACCTTCACGCTGGTAGCCGGCCGGCTTCATGACGGCTTCGGGCAGCTCCTTCTCGGAGGTCTCCTGCAGATCGGGCAGCTCGCAGTCCTCGAAGAAGACGTTGTAGAACTCATCACGGGAGATGTTGATGATGAAGTCATCCTCACCATCCTCACCGGGGCCGTTGCCTTCACCCTTGCCTTTACCCTTACCGCCCTTACCGCCACCCTCACTGCTGACCGGGAACTCGTCACCGCGCTCCCAGGTGTCGTTACCCACCAACACGATATCGCGCTCGCCGCTGTTGGGGTCGTAGTGGTAGGTCGGCTCGTGTAGGGCATTGCGGGCGATCTTCACAGGATTGGTGAAGGTCTTGGCGCCGGCTGCCCCGCCGGTTGCCGCCTTTACACCGCCGGCATCTATGTCCTCAGGCTTGGATTGGCGGATGCTCTCCTTGATGCGGTCAAGGAGCTTGCTGCGGTTGCCGAGGGACTTGCCTCGGGCGGTCTTGCGCCGATCGACGAAGATGAAGGTCGCTGAGACTGGTGGCTTTGTCGTCATGGGTTACTCAGTTGTAGACGAAGCTGCTCGTAGCGTGCAAGCTCGGTTGCTGACAGAGGATAAGGGTCAAGGTCAATCTTGAAATGCTCTAACAGTTCTTCTATGTCAGCCTGGTCACGAAGCTTGAAGCGTCCAAGTTTTGCGGCCACGATGCCGCTGGGCTCTGCCACACGGATTTCATCATGAATCTGCGCACGATCAAATATGACTTGAGCAAGCTCTACGGTCATGTTGATTGCTGATGGAACCAGGACCTCAATCTCAACATGCGTCTTTTTGTGGATAAACGCACCCGGTCTCGTGCGCTTGAAACCATCTGCAGCGGTGGGAATGTCGGCTGCCGACAGAAAGAGCTGGTCAGCGTCGGTGGTCATTCGCGGCTTGACATAGAACGACAGCGCGATACCGCCTATCAGGACGCATCTTGCGTTTGGGGCTGCGCGATTCCAATCTTTGAAAGCTGCCTCAACTTCAGGAACAAGGATACTCTCAAAGAGAGATCTGGTCCCATCGTTGTGGCTATTACAAAGTATGAGATCGCGAAGCTTCACGGAGTGTAGACCTTGACCGAGTAGAGCAGGAAGAAGACTGCAAATACAGCACAGATGAGCGTCGCAGTCATCTTCCCGGTTGAGTGGAACGGGCCGGTTTGAAACAGCACCGACACGATAACCAGGAGGAAGGCCGCCGCTGCTAGAAGGCCTGCCGTCATGATCAGCTGCTCTTACGGTTCGAGGTGAACCAGCTGACGAGGATCTTGATCTGGGCTTCCGTGTAGCCCTTGGCGACCATGCGCTCGACGAAGCCACGGTGCTTCTCTTCCGTGTCCTTGTCCTGCTTCGGGCCGAAGGCGATGACCGGCATGATCTGCTCGGTGGCCGAGAACATGCGCTTCTCGATGACCGTCTTCATCTTCTCGTACTGGTCCCAACGGGGCGACTTGCCCTCGTGCTTGGCCTTGTGGCGCAGGACATAGTGGACGATCTCGTTCCGGAAGTCCTTGGCATTGGTGATGCCGGCCGCCTTCTCGATCTCCTCGAGCTTGCGATTGAGGTTGTCACGGTCCAGCAGGGTGTGGGTCTCAGGGTCACGACACTGCTCGTCGTCGATCCAGCTGGCAGCGAAGAGGACGTAGCGGTCGAACATGTTCTGGCCGAACGAGCTGTAGCTCTCGAGGTACGCCGTGCGCAGCTCCTTCTCCAGGAACTCGAAGTACTTCGGCTGCAGGTGGTCCTTGATGAAGGCCAGGTACTCGTCCGTCATCTCCTTCGGCAGGTTCTCCTTGCGGACGGCCTCCTCGATGACATACATCAGGTCGATCGGGTTGGCCTGACGCTCTTCAGGGCGAAGGTCGAAGGTGGCCGAGAGGACCTTGAAGGCGAAGCGGGTGGACATGCCCTTCATGCCTTCGTCGTTGCCGGCCAGGGCCTTGTACTCCTCGAACGGCTTGGCGTTGGGCATCGTGTCCTTGACATTGTCGCCGTTGTAGACCCGCAGCTTGGCATAGATCGTGCTGTTGTCGGGCTTCTTCAGGCGGGTCAGGATCGACCACTGCGCCAGCATCTTCAGGGTGCCAGGGGCGCACGGCGCCGTCGACAGGCTGGAGCCGCCCAGCATCTTCTCGTAGATGCGGATCTCTTCATCGGTGCGCAGGCAATACGGCACATCGACGATGTAGACCCGGTCCAGGAAGGCCTCGTTGGTCTTGTTGTTGCGGAAGTTGAACCACTCGCTCTCGTTGGAGTGGGCCATGATGATGCCGGTGTACGGCATGGCGGGGATGGCTTCGGTGCCCTGGTAGTTGTGTTCCTGGGTGGCCATCAGCAGCGGGTTCAGCGTCTTGATGTTGGCCTTGAACATCTCGGCAAAGTCCATCAGGCCCTGGTTGGTGCGGTTCAGGCCGCCGCTGTAGCTGTACGAGTACGGGTGGTTCTGCGGGAACTTCTCGAGCTTGCGGATGTCGGTCTTGCCGATGAGCACCGAGACGTCCTGGTTGTTCTCGTCGCCCGGCTCAACCTTCATGATGCCGAGCTGGCTGTCCTTGTTCGGGAAGACCTTGATGACCTTGAACTTGGTGATGTCGCCGCCGAACTCCTGCAGCTTCTGCTGGGCCCAGCCAGACATGACGGTGCTGAGGTAGCGGCGGGGGATGCCGTAGGTCGTCTCGAGCAGGTCGGCGTGCTCAAAGGCGTTGAAGAGGCCCAGCGGACTGTCCAACACCGGCGACATCTTGCGCTCGGGGTCCTTCTCGCTGTCGTCGTAGAGGACATAGATGGCGGCATTCTGCATCAGCGCCTTCAGGCGCTCTGCCAGGGAGGACTTGCCACCACCGACGGGGCCCTTGAGGTACAGGATCTGCTTGCTCTCTTCGAGACCCGCGGCGCTGTTGCGGAAGTAGGCGGCGATGCGCTCGACGGCATCTTCAGCACCAAAGAAGTCGCTGAAGGACGGGTAGACCCGGATCTTCTTGTTGGAGTGGATGCGTGACAGTCGGGCATCTTCGCTGGTGTCGATGACGATGGGCTGACCAATGGCGGCGACCATGCGCTCGGCGGCAGTAGCGTAGGCCAGCGGGTCGGCCTTGCAGCGCTGCAGGTAGTCTTCCAGAGACATGATCTCCGGTTGTGCAAAGCGACTGGCGAAAGTGGCCGAAAGTGCGGAGAGGGCGTTCATCTGGTTGCTTCCTTATGGGTGCTGGATGTTACGGTGTATTTACGCTGCCAGATAGTCATTCTACTACCCGGTGAGAGAAGTTGTGAGATGTTGTAGGTTACAATGGGCCTCCGGCGGCCTTGGTCTGAGGCGTGTCACGCTGCCTGAGGCTGCCTTCCACCTTGCCCGCACCTTCTACCCGAAGGGTACCGTATGCGATCTCTGCAGCGGTGATGCTGCCACCGTCCTTGACGACGAGGGTATGGGCATCCACCGTGCCGGCAATGAGGTCACCAGCGACCTCCAGGACATCCGTGGTGACATCATGGGTAACCCTGACGGTAGCCTTCTTGTTGACGATGAGGATCGTCGTGCTCTCGGCTGCGGCGTTGGGGTCCTTGTGGACCATGCAGCCGTCGATGAAGCCGTCAACGACGGTCGTGCCGTGCAGGATGACATCGCCGTTGACAACGAGGTTGGCACCGATGATGGTGTCAAAGCCTTTGGACTTGAAGAGCTTCATTTGCGTGGTGATGTGTAGAAGAGGAAGCCGGTCAGCAGGCCGACGACGGCACAGAAGACCATCGAAAGGACGGGGTCCTCGAACTGCATGGAAAGGTAGGTGCCGAAGGAGACCGACAGCAGCAGTGGAAGTATCTTCACGGGTGCTTGATGAGGTTGACGTAGGAAGTCTCGACCTCACCGTCCCACTGGCGAGAGGTGGGGATGCCGGCCCAGATGCGACCTTGCTTCTTCTCGGTGATGATGAAGTGGCGCCAGGAGGCCAGGTCCGTCTCCATCCGCACATCGGCCTCGCTGACGGCGTGAACCAGCGTCAGGTAGATCTCGTCAACGATACCCTTCTTCAGGGCCTCGTCGTAGACGCTGGCGCCACCGATGATCCAGATGTCACCTGTCTGGCGGCCAATGATGGAGGTGGTGAGCTTGGAGGCGGCGGCATGTTGGGCCACCCAGTCCAGGCTGGAAATAATCTCGACCTCGCTGGAAATGGTGCCACGCACCTCACTGTAGGGCTTGCGGGTAAGGACGATGTTGCGGCGGTTGGGCAGGCCGGCAGGACGACCAAGCGAGAGGTAGGTGCTGCGACCCATAACCACCGTTGAGTTGGTAGTTAGCTCCTTGAAGCGGGCCATGTCCTGCTTGAGACCTGGGTAGGCAAGACGGCCGTCAGACCAACCGATGGCGTTGCCTTGATCGACGGCTATGATGAGGTTGATCACTTGACCTGCTCCGGTACCAAGGCAACGGTGACGACGTTACGTGAAAGAGCATGTGCCGAGATAATGGCCTGCGCATCGATGTATTGGGCCTGCGGCCACCGGCGGTAGAGCGAGAGCCCCGGCACCTTGTAGCCACCGATCTGGTACAGCATGACCTTCTCATCGATCATGCCGCGCGTCCTATCCAGTAGCCCCTGAGCGGCCTCGGGCGTCAGCATCGTCGGCTCCTCGGTGGTCCAGTACTTTTGGCTGTCGATCAACACCACCACTGAGAAGGGGCGCTGGGCCCATTGAGCATCTGAGCTCACTTGAAGTACTCCGAGTAGCGACGAATCATGGCCTGCGTCAAGTTGTTGGAATCCACCTCGACATCGAGAATACCAAGCTCCTTGTCGATCTCCCACTGCCGCTCGTCAGAGGTGTGGAAGTAGAAGCGGGGCCGAGAGAAGAGCTTCTCGAACTCGACGGCGGTCTGCTCAGGGGTTTGTGGCATCAGGGGTCTCCTCCACCGGCACATCGAGGGGTGCCTTGTCATAATCGCCGTTGTAGGCCTTGCTCAGCAGGGTCGAGAGGTGCAGGTCGCAGTTCTCACCGAGGAACGACCGTGACCGGAAGTTCAGGAGCTTGAAGGTCGCCAGGTTCTGGCAAGGCGGCACGCAAGGTGCCGTACAGATGGGATCAAGCTTCATGTGGTTCGTATCCTTCCAGGATGTGGCCGATCAGGGTGATGGTGCCGATGAGCTCCATCTTGATGTTCTCGTAGATGGCTTCCTGCGAGGCAAACTTCCGACGGGCCTTCTTCAGCCTGGGTAGGAACTCCTCCATCGTCTCCTTGACGTAGCGTTCCAACCGAGACCGCTTGAAGACGCCGACCATGCTGGTGACATTGTCGACACGGTCACCGCCCTTGGCGACGCTGGTGTCCTCGTCATCGAAGACTGCATCGAGCGAAAAGTCGGGGTTCTTCTGACCGAGGATCTCCTTCGACATCTTCTTCAGCTTGACGAGGAAGGCGGTACCGAAAGCTTCCTCGATCTCTGCCGGCGTGATGAAGGCCTTCGTCTTCTGGTTCGGATCTTCCAGGGCATCGTGCAGAAACACGAGCTTGTACACCGTCTTCGGGTTCTTGATGTGCTTGTGTAGCGTCCGCAGGTAGTGGAAGATGCCGAGCTGGTGGATGAACTCGGGATCACCACCGTTGCGGTGGCCATCATGGTGGACCAATCCCAGCTCCAGTGCCTCGATGACCTTGAAGTATTCTGGATCATGTTCGGCCATACCGAGCAGCCAGTACCGTGCCGAGATGAGCAGCTTGTCGAAGCGGTGTGGGGTGTTCATGACTTCATTGTATCACGCTGGTGGATGGCGTGTCAACGAAGTTGTAACCTGCTCAGAACTTCTCGATGCGCATCGTAACGAGGGCGCTCTCGGCGGAGTAGAAGGCCTTGCAGATGAGGACCTCGTTGCTGCCGGTGGCGCTGCGGTCATCGGCGTTGTGGAGGACGAAGTGGTTGACGGCGGCCTTGGCGAGCAGTTCCTGCATCTCGTCGAAGGCGCCCTGGATGTCCTCCATCGTACCTTCCATCGGCTCCTTCAGAAGGTGGCCGGCCACCGAGATGTCAGGGCGTTGGATCTTGATGAAGATGTTGAAGGGAGTCATGGTGTCAGTCCTTGAAGAGGGGAACAAGTTGCTCGAAGTGGTCGACGGCGTCTTGAAGCTTGCAGCCGTATCCGTTGTAATGGTCCATTGCCATGGAGTAGGCAAGCTCTGACTTTGGGTTCCGAGTGACACCGTACTCCTCAAAGAGGTCAGCCTTGAACTCGGCACGGAGACGTGCTTCCTCGGCGCCGTAGGCAATCCGCTGGTTCTTAAAGCCTTCCTCGTTGAGGAACTTCTCAACAAGCATGCCCTTGAAGTTGCCTTCGGCCTGCGGCTTGTACTCGAGGAAGGGACCTTGGAAGACGACCTTGCCCCGGCTGTAAACGAAGACGTCGGTGAACTCGTCACGGGTCGGCATCTTGACATTGACGGTGATGTAGTACTCAAGCGGCTTCATTTGCGTTCTCCTTGGCTTGCTTCTCGATGAGACCGACGAAGAAGGCGCCGACGATCTTCTCGCAGGCGGTCGGTCCTCCTTCGTTCATGTAGGACCTGACCATGGAGGCGATGAACTCCTCGATGGCCTCGTCGGTGACGGCGGCGTCGAAGGTGGTGCCACCTACCCGAAGGGGCGAGGCCTCAAAGATCTCCTGCAGGAGGGTGCGGAACTCAGAGGGGTTGGAAACCATCAGCACTTGGCCGAAGCCACCTCGCGGTCGGTGGCAGGGCGTACGCCATCCTCATCCAGCACGAAGGCCACCCCGTTCTTGCACTGAAACTCGAGTTTTGCCTTGGGGACGGTCATGGTAGGTATCGCTGCCCGTATGATGGCAACGGCAGCACCGGCTGCAAGCGCGACAATGATCAGCACTTCAGCGGATGTAGGGATGTACTTGTTCATGTAGACCTCAGCACTTCGCTTGAGCGACCTCGGTGTTGGTGGCAGGCCGGGCGTCGCCGTTCTCCTCCACCTTGAAGGTGAAGCCGCCCTTGCACTCGAAGTGGCCGGCTCGGGCATGTTCGGTGCTGTGACCGTAGCCCAGCTGATAGAAGATCGTGGTGGCGATGGCGATGGCCACCAGGACAACCAAGAGTTCGATGAGGGTAAATCCACGGGTCTTCATGCGGGGCTCCTAGAGACTGCGAAGGTAGTAGAGGGCGTTACGGGCCTCGGCCTCGATGCGCTCAGGCTCCTCGCTGTCGAGGGCGGCATCCAGGTCCTTGATGACCCTATCACGCTTCACGGCTTCCTGCTGGGCTTCACGGCCATGAACAGGGCAGTCGGGGTCCTCAGCGATGAAGGGACCACCGATGTGGTAGCACTGGCAGGACATGGTGTGCTCCTTAGGCGCCGAGCCGCTGCTTTTCCATCTTGCGCTTGATGCCGTCGTTGGTGACATCCCGGATCTCGGAGGCGTTGTAGTTGGCCTTGACCCGAGCGATGGCGGCGGCATATTCGGCTTCGGTACCGGTCGTCAGGCTGATCTGCTGGATGGCGTTGCTCTGGACGATCTTGGCATCGTAACCGACCAAGAGAACGAAGCCGCGGCCCTTGTCAGCATTGACGGTGCGGACGAAGATGGTGCTGGTGATCATTTTGGACCCTTGGTAAGATGCGATAGAAGTATTGTATCACACCGGGTCCAGTTGTACACAACAAGAGTGTAACTCTTTAGGACCCCACCAGAGGCGTCATCTTCTCAAAGAAGGAGGCGATCGCATCTTCCAGGTTGGTTCGAGCCTGCAGGTAGCTGTCGTAGTTGTGCGAGTTGAAGTTGGTGGCGCAGCAGGCGACATAGCCGGCCATGTCATCGGCCAGACGTAGCACGGCCTCAGGGGTCAGAGTGGGGGTGTTCATGGTTTGTTCCTCTTTGTACGCTTACGGGACCAACGCACGAGGGTGGCGTTGTTTGGGGTGTCTCTAGGATCTGGAGTATCTTCTTCTTGAGGCGTCTCAGGCTCGACAGGCTCGCTGGTCTCCACTTCAGTACCAGGGGAGGGGCTCGCCGCCATCTCGGTCGCTTCGGCTTCGGTGCATCTTCCACAGCATTCTCCTTGTGGTCCCGGAGGACCGGGCGGACCAGGCGGTCCTGCCGGGCCGGGAGGCCCCTCGGCCCCGACCGGGCCTGGGGGTCCAGGTGGTCCCGGCGGTCCTTGTGGACCTGGGGCTGAGGAAGTAGTGATGCTGATGTTGTCGTCTCCCCAACCACCAATGCCCTGGAGAAGGGCCAGCTCCTGGAGCAGAGCTTCTGTTTCAGCCATTGTTTGGGCCGAAAGGGGCCTGCCGGAACGATGCCTCAAGATGAGGTCGTTCATCTGCATAAGCCTACGTTGGGCATCATCAAGCATGCGTTACCCGTTCTGGCAGGAGACAGGCCGCCTCGTGAGCAGCCTGTTCTGGTTATGGTTCTGGCGTTTATCGAGCGGGAGTTGATTGGACTTCCGCCCCAATGACGCTTATCGCACGGTGTTGTTGGCGGCGCTTTGGCTGCCGGCAGAACCCGACATCGTACCAAAGTTGACCGTACCTTGACGTGCTTCCTGGAACTGGCTGTTCAGCGCATTGACCTGGCTGGTGACCGCAGCGAACTGAGCGTTGCTGTAGCCCGACTGCCAGTGACGTGCATCACCACGCGCTTCGACCAGGGCCGAGTTGCGTTCGATGAGTTCACGGTTCAGCTGCTCCATCTTCAGGCCGTTGATGAGGGCACGGGTGGTGTTGCCATCAGCGACGAGTTGCTGGCCGATCAGGGCTTGACCCAGAGCGGTGGCAGATTCTGCCTTTGCGCCAGCGAGAGTTGCAGCAGCAGCGGTTTGCTGAGCAGCGAGAGCGATGGCTGCCTGAGTTGCAGCGAACTGCGCGTCAGTTGATGCCTTCAGTGCTGCCAGGGCGGTAGCGTTGCTGAATGAGTACTGCTGACCAGCGATGAAGTACGCGGTGTCTTGAGCGACGACACGGTCAGCTTCGGTACCAGTGCGGTCCGAATTTGCCCATGCGGAGGTCTTGACGCTGTCGATGACGTCGCTTGCTTCCTTCGCATTTTCGCGACGGATGTCGGCGCCGATGCTCTCTTGTTCGCGACGGATGTCTGCGTGGTTTTGCATGAGGGCGGTGGTGTCGAGTTGGCCCGTAACGGTGCCGGTGACGATATCTGCCATGTTTATCTCCTTTTTGCGACTTAGACCCTCTTGTTGTGGCCTTATCGCTATTTTGACATTTTGGCTGACACACCCCGGTAGAGAGACGTATCAGCCGCTGATATGCTCCATGCTTGCACGTGAAGACTAGCGGTGATACGTCGCCGTTACCGTTGTGGGTGGGTTCCCGCAATCTGTAAGAGGTCTCTGCCTCTCTCGTGAATGTATTTACTAGCGCACGCTCAGGTGTACAGCGACCGGGGGCCTTCAACCTGCTGTGTGCAGTGTAGCACATAGCGATGCATCACAGGTTGATACAGATCAAAGCTTGATGCAGGCGTCAAAGTGCCAGCGTGCCATGGCGGCTGCGTTGCCGGTCTTAGCGCAGTGGGGGCAGGTGACCTGCAAGAGGAAGCCCTTTGTCTGCTTGATCTTCAGGGTGCAGGCGGTGTGGGCCGCGATGGAGACGTTACCGAGCTCGTAGCTGCCCAGGTAGTCCTTGCGCATCATGAAGTACTGGCCTAGCTTGGTGCCCCGCTCCGGCCACCTGCCGCTATCTTCCCAGATAGTCCACCATTCATCAAAGGTGAGAAGCATGCGGATCGGGTTGCCATGACGATCAACCCGATCCTTGCACTTGAAGAGGCACTGACGGTAGCGTAGATAGCCAAGCTGCTTGGCTACTGGACACCTAGAGAGCTGGAGAGGCGACTTGAAGGAGCCGCTCGGTTGATTGAGAGGCTCCATGTTATCACCTTGTTAGAGCTGAGCGATCAGCTGCGGTGCAGCGCTGTCGAAGCCGGAAATGTCGAGCATGCCGCTGTCCTTTGGATCAGCGATCGTGAACTCCGACACCGAGGTGCCGATCACGATGCACTTGGAAGCGCGGTTGAACTTGCGACGGTAGTCACGCAGCGCCTCCACCGGCTGGACACGACCAGCCCACGTCTCGTTGTCGGTGATGGTGACGAACTTGTCCACCTCCATCCCGTGCTGTGCTGCGTGCAGCATCGGCAGGGCGCAGTCGGTGCCGCCCCACGAGAAGCGCTCCATCACCTTCAGCACCGCGTCGAGACGCATGTTCGGCGTGATCTTCAGCTCACCCATCTTGGTGTTGAAACCACCGATCCAGTAGTTCGGCTGGTTCTTCACGACCGCGAGGGCCATGACACCAGCGACTTCAGCAGCCGTCAGGTTCGGGGAACCGTTGACATGCGCGCCGAACATCGAGCCGGAGCAGTCCACACCCATCAGGTAGTTGTCGCTCGTCTTCTCCTGCGTCGCGAACGAGGCGTAGAAGGCGTCGTTGATGGCGTCGAGCACGCGCTGGTCAGCGTTCCAGGTCAGGGAACCCTTCTCGCCATGGCCAGCCTGGTACTGCTTGAATGCCTGCAGCAGCGTGATCGGGTG